ATGGCAAGTACATATACATCAAATCTAGGGGTTGAAAAGATAGGTGCTGGTGAACAAGCTGGTACATGGGGTACAACCACCAACAACAACCTAGATATACTAGACAGAGCCATTAATGGTGTAGGAGCTATAACCTTATCTGGCACAACACATACTTTAACAACTAGCGATGGTACATTATCAGAAGGTGGTAACAAAGTTTTAGTATTAGGTGGATCTCCGTCTGGCACAAATACCATTACAATATCACCAAACGATCAAGATAAGATGTTTTTTGTTCACAATAGCACAAGTCAAACTGCTACCTTTACTCAAGGATCTGGTGGTAATGTAAATGTACCTGCTGGTGCAAAAGCCTTGATATATGCAGATGGTGCAGGATCAGGTGCAGCCGTTGTAGATTTATTAGATAGTTTAACATTTGGTGGCACAAAGTTAACGGCAACAGCATCAGAATTAAATCTTATGGATGGTGGCACAAGTGCTGGAACAACAGCAGTTGCCGCAGGTGATGGTATCGTAACAAACGATGGTGGCACAATGAGACAGACTACTGCTGCTACCTTTTCTACATATTTCAATGCTAATCTTGTATCAGTGCCAAGTGCTATAACAGCTTCATCAGCCACACTTACACCTTCGTCTGCTCAGTCAATATATCAAAAGGTAGATACATCAAGTAATAACGTAGCCTTAACTTTAGCGATTGGTAGTTTAGCGATAGGTCAGTACATAATTGTAGATAAGACAAGTTCTTCTAATACATTAACTTTAAGTTACCCATCTAACTCACAAGGTATAAGTCTTGGTAATTCGGTATCTTTTGCAATAGCAATAAATCAAAATGGAACAATAATGACTTTTGTAGAGTCTATTAAATACTAGGTGATAAATGGCAATACCCTTCATAACAAATGTAGGATTTACTGATGTAAGCACAAGTGGTAGTTTAAATACTAAAGCTGGTGATAAAACAAACCTTCCAGTACAATTTTTCAGGCTTTCAGACAATATCTCTGGTAATTTAAGTTTAGATAATAATTCTGCACATAAAAAAATAATACTTGATACAAATGGTAATAATATTACAAACTCATCTGGTTCACCTTTAACAACTAATTCTAGTACAACACTAGAGTTAAAAGGTAGTGGAAATGTACAGTCTACATTAAAAACATTTACATCATCGCAAAGTTCTACTGGAAACTCTGGAACAACCACAATAAGTGAGGCAGATAATTCTACAGTGGTAGTACAAACAGATACACATACTTTTGATACTGCACTAGTCGATGACAACAGAAGTGCTGGTTCTGGTGTTACTTTTACAGACTCTCTTACTACAGTCAAAAGACCACAAGATAGTAGTAGTGGTACAAGAAATGTTAATCCAACATATTATACAACAAGCTCTGCTACTGCTTTTGGGGGTGTAGGTCTTGATAACATTAACAGATCAGATTTTGCTATGTCTTTTACTCATGCTTTTTTAGAAGATGGCACACCTATAAGTGGTGCTATTGTAGGTCCTGGTGGTCCAAGTACATTTGATGGAGTAAGTGCTGATGCAGTAGATACAAACACAACTCACACTGTCGGAAGCAGCACTTACAGATATATGCAGTGGAATAGTGCTTTGGTTGGTGTTAATAATGGTAATACTGGAACAATGGGTATCGCCATGTATATTGATGTGAATACTGGAAAAGCTGTAGTTGAAATCATACTCGGATCAGGTGGTCGTGGAGCATTTAACCAAATTAAAAATGTAGATGTTGTAGGTCCAACGGCAGGTAGACGATTTATCTTTACGAACAATTTAGCAATATCATGTGCATTATCTGGTAGTGATCCCTTTAGTGCAACAGTTTCTGCTGGTGCTACGAATACTGTAAACAGAGATTCAACAGATGGATCTTTTAGTCTAACTGGCACTATATCTGGTAGTGATGGTAGTAGCAGACCTTTTGCTTTGAAAGAAATAAACGATGGTACTGGCACTGTTAATGAAGATGCCTATACTGGAACTAAATCAGTGAGTGCGTTCTAATGCCTATGAAAGCATTAAAATTTAAACCTGGCATTGTATCTGATATTACATCTTACAGTGCCGAAGGTGGCTTTGTTGATGGTGATAAAGTAAGATTTCGTTTTGGATTTCCAGAAAAGTTTGGTGGTTGGGAAAAATATAGCCCTAATCAATATCTAGGTAGTGCTAGAAGACTGCATAACTGGGTGGCTCTTGATGGTTCTGACTTCATGGGTATTGGCACACATTTAAAATATTACATAGAAGAAGGTCAAACATTTAACGACATTACACCTATTAGAAATACCACAAGTGCAGGTGATGTAACTTTTTCTGCAACAAATGGTTCTACAACAATAACTGTTACAGATCCAGCACATGGTGCAAATGAGAAAGATTTCGTAACTTTCTCTGGTGCAGCAACTTTGGGTGGCACAATAACTGCTACAATACTTAATGCAGAGTTTCAGATTGTATCATTGATAAGTTCTAATTCTTACACAATTACATCAAGCGTGGCAGCTAATTCATCTGATACTGGCAATGGTGGTGGCAGTGTTGTAGGTGCATATCAAATTAATGTTGGACTTGATAACACAGTTGGTGGAACTGGTTGGGGTGCTGGGCAGTGGAGTGGTACAACATCTGGTGCTTTGGCAACACAACTGGCAGAGGCATTAGATGATAGTGAAACTGATGTAGATGTAGATGATGAAACTGGCATGAATACGGCAAATGACGTAATTCTTGTAGATAACGAACTGATGCTTGTATCAGCAACCTCTGATGATAATACAATGACTGTAACTCGTGGACATAGTGGCACAACTGCTGCTACACACGCAGATAATACTCTTGTAAGGTTAGCAGTTGGGAATGCAGATTCTGCCAATGACTTTGTTGGATGGGGTAATGCAGCGAGTGTGACAGTGCCTGGCGCTCAAATTAGATTGTGGTCACATGATAATTTTGGTGAAGATATAATAATAAATCCAAGAGATGGTGGTATATTTTATTGGGACAAAACAAATGGTCTAGGCACTAGAGCTGTCGAGCTTAGTGCAACAAGCACATATTCTGGAGAAACGAGTGTTCCTACAATTGCCAAACAAGTTCTTGTATCAGACCAAGACCGACACGTTATCGTCTTTGGTTGTGATGGATTAGGTGCAAACTCATCTGCTACACAAGGCAATGGTGTACAAGATCCATTGTTGATACGTTTCTCTTCACAAGAAAATCCAGTAGATTTTTTTCCGACTGCTACGAATACAGCAGGTGATTTAAGGTTAGGTGGTGGATCTACCTTCATACAAGCTGTTGAAACAAAACAACAGATATTAGTCTTCACTAACAAAACCCTACACGCCATGAAGTTTATAGGTCCACCATTTACTTTTGGTCTACAAGAGCTATCTAAGAACATAACTATAATGAGTCCTTTTTCTGCAATAGCTGTTGAAGATGCTGTGTTTTGGATGGGCGTGGATACTTTCTACGTTTACTCTGGTGGTCAAACTATACAATTGCCATGCACTGTAAAAGATAAAGTATTCTTAGATTTTAACTTTGAAGAGCGTGATAAAGTTCATGTGGGACTAAATTCAGAGTTTAGTGAAATATTATGGTTCTATCCATCTTCTGCTGGAACAACTGTAGATAAGTATGTTGCGTATAATTATTTAGAAAAAGTTTGGTATTATGGCACACTTGCAAGACAAGCATGGCTTGATAGAGGTATTAGAAACCTACCACAAGCAACTGGCAATCAATATCTTTACAACCATGAAGTAGGATTTGATGATGATGGATCTGCCATGACATCATTTATTGAATCCTCAGCTATTGACATAGGAGATGGTGATAAGTTTGTGTCATTAAAGCAAGTTATACCAGATATTACTTTCAATGGATCTACAAGCGTTAACCCTGATGTATCATTTACTATGAAATCAAGAAATAATCCTGGTGCTAATTTTAATCAAACTACAGAAAACACAACACAAAGATCTGCAACTACACCAGTTGAACAGTTTACACAAAAATTAGATTATCGTTTACGAGGTAGGTCTTTTGCTTTAAGAATAGATTCCACATCACTGGGAACAAAATATAAATTAGGTACGCCAAGAGTTGATGTTAGGGAGGATGGTAGACGCTAATGCTTATAACCAGTATTCCACAATATATTCAAGGTATTACAAACGCAAAGGTAGATTTAACCACAACAAATCTTACAACTTTGTTTACAGTTCCTAGTGATGCCGACTTTAACGCAGCCGTTGTTAGTTCTATATTAGTTGCTGAAGATAGTGGAAATGCTGATACAATAACAGTCACACTCGTAAGTGGGAGTGATACATTTGTACTATTTAAAGTTAAAGCAGTAGGAGCGAACACAACTGTAGAATTGCTTACAAGAGATCTAATATTGCAAAGTGGTGAGATATTAAAAGTGCAAGCCGCAACAGCAAATAGATTACACGTTGTAGCTAGTATTCAAGAATTATCTAAAACAAGAGTAACAACAAGTGCATTGTCAAGAATTTAAAAGGTATATAGACGTATTTATTAAATTAAGGTAAGATAACTTCATGAGTATAGGTAGATTTTTAAAACAAATAGCACCAATAGCTTTAACTGCCGTTGCAGGACCTGCTATAGGGCAAGGATTAGGTGCTTTGTTTGGACCTGCAGCAAAAACTGCTCTTGCTAATAATCCATTTTTAGTAAGGACTGGTCTTGGATTTTTAGGATCTAAAGCTTCTGGTCGTAAATCCAAAGATGCTTTAAGAGATGCCTTAATAACTGGTGCAGTTGGATCGGCATTTGATAGTTTTACTGGACCAGAAAATGTTGCTTCAGATGTTGCAAATCAACAGAACATAAGAAAATCTTTAGATCAAGGAGTTTCTCGTAATCAAGCCATAGATCAAGTTGTGAAAAACACTAAACCACCAGTTGAAAAAGCATTAGAAAATGTAAAAGGTAGTGCACCTAGAACCTTTGCTGGTGAATTGTTAAAAGCCGGTGGTATAGGCGATGATAATTTATTGGCAAGATTGTTGAATACAAGAGTTGGAGAGGGATTAACTGCCGGACTAATAGCACAATTATTAGCTGGAGATGATGATGAAGAAAGACCTCGTGAGTTTGAGCAAAGACCATTTGGATTTGGTGGGCCTGGAGGTAGATTAGGTGGAATTAGATTTGCAGCAGATGGTGGACTAAGTGATCCTATGAGTTTCCCAAGACGTAATGGTGGCATAGATCCATCAGAAGGCTCTGGTACAAAAGATGATGTTCCGGCAATGTTAATGGCCGGTGAGTTCGTTCTAACAAAAGATGCAGTAAAAGGCTTGGGTGATGGAAACCAAAGAAAAGGCATACAAAGAGCATATGACATGATGGATAAATTAGAAGCGAGGGCGTAATGGCAAACGGATCAGTAACATATGAAAATATACAAAGATTACCGCCTTTTTTAGAGGGTCTGCAAAAAAGATTATTACAAACTGCATTTGGTGAGTTTGATGGTGCAGATCAAACAACACCGGGCCTTTTAGATACTCCGTTAGGTTTGCCGGGCATACAGATTGCTGGTGCAGATCCCTTAACAACAAGGGCAACAGAGTTAGGCGAACAAATGGTTGGCACTGCCACGCCATTTATTGAGGGTGCAAGAGATCAGTCTTTAGCCGCACAACAAGCAATAACAAGTGGTTTGGGATTTCTACAACCAGACTCTATACAAAAATTTCAAAATCCTTTTCAAGATCAAGTTATTGATGTTGCGATGCGAGAGCTTGACAGACAAGCAGATATGCAGAGAGCAGGTGCTAGAGCACAAGCAATACAATCTGGAGCGTTTGGTGGGTCAAGAGAGGCAGTAAGACAAGCAGAGGCAGACAGAGGACTACAACAAGTTAAAGCAGATACGTTGTCTAAACTGTTATCAAGTGGCTTTGGACAAGCGTTAAAAGCATCACAAGAAGCAGGAAGATTGTCTGGTGGTCTTGGACAAGCTTTTGGAACTTTAGCTGGTCAAACAAGTGATGTTGGGCGTTTACAACAAGCTTTAGGTCAAGCAGATATATCACAATTAACACAATTGGGTGCGTTAAGGCAAAGACAACAACAAGCAGAATTAGATGCTAACAGAGCAAATTTATTGCAACAATCACAAGAACCTTTTACTAGATTACAATTAGGACAAAATTTACTACAAGGTATGCCTAGTGCAAGTATTCCATCAACATTTACACAAGCCACACAACCTGTTGCTAACCCATTTTTACAAGGAATAGGAGCCTATACAACATTAGCACAGATTGCACCTTCTGGTACAACTGCAAATAAATAGAGGTCAAATATGGCACCAAAACAACTTAGAAGAGGCTTAAATATTGGAGATACAGATGCTTTATTACAAGCTTTAGGTCGTCCAAAAACTTTTTCTGAAATCATGAAACAATATGATTTAGGGTTGCAAGGCAAAGGACCTTTGAAAGACAAATTCATTCCCCCAATAGGTCAAATTCAACCATCTGCTGGTGAAGGAAAAATCACATCTTTATTCAGAAACTTAGGCAATGTTGGTTTAGGTGCTTTAGATCAAATTAGAGGTGGTGCAGGTATAATATCTGCTTTTACTGATCCAACTGGTAACATTATAGGTGATTATCTTAATCAAGAATCAGAAGCAGGCTTTCAACAAAGATTAAAAGAAAGAGATAGAACAAAAGATCCAACTGGATCAGAGTTATTTCTGCCAGAGGGTCAAGAACAAGCACGATTAAAAGGTAATGTTGGTGCAAAAAGCATGGCAGACGTACCCGGAATGGATATATTCACACAAGCGGGTCAAGACGCACTAGGTGCATCGGCGGCTAAAGCAATACAAGAAACTTTAGGTAAAAATGTTGGAGATCCAAGTGCTTTTGGTGCAGGTGATTTCGCAGACACAGAAACAGTGCAAAAAGTACAAGAAGAAGTTGATAAACAAAACATCGATACCTCTGCACCAGATAGTGATATTGATTATACAGATTCAGTTGACGATGCAGATTTGAAAACTGCTACAGCCACTGGAGTTAAAGGTGCAGATACTGCGGCAAAACAAGCGACTGTTAAGGCTTTGGATGAGTTCCTTAAAGACGCAAGACCGGGTGTAAGTCCAAAAACTTTTGATGAATATATTAACGAGTTTGGCGAAGCTACTGGACTAGATATATCTGGAGAAGCAGACACAAAACAAGCACTTATGTCTTTTGGTGCTGCTTTAATGCAAAACAGAGCGGGTAAAGGTTTTAACATTAGCAGAATACTTACTTCAGTTGGTGAGGCTACAGAGGCTGCAATGCCAGACTTTAGAAAAGCAACCGCAGAGGCAAAAGCAATTAGAGCTAAAGCAGGTGCTTATGCTTTAAGTAAACGTGATGAAGATAAAAAACTTGCTATGGATAAAAAGCAATACTTTGTTATACCAAGAGGAGATGGTACTGCTGGTTCAATAACTAACATGATAGCAGGTGGTAAGGGCAGATTAACTAGATTGAATAGTTATGAACTTAATAGCCTAACCAACAATCCAGAGTTTGAAAAGCAATTTGAGATTGTTGATGCAGACTTTTATAAAGATTACGCAAAGGCTGCAATTAATGCGGCTGGCAAAAAGAAGTTTTATCAAAGCAAAGCCGTAGATGTGCCTTTGTTTGCTGAAGCACCAAAGGGTCTAAGTTTTAAAGCACAATTAATAGACGGCAATGTAGCACCTGCTGGAACATCACCATTATTTGTAGATAGCAGTAAAAGAGTTGTTGGTTTGATACAAAGCATGGAAAGAAAAGTTGATTACAATGCTAAACAATTTGAAGAGTTAGCTAAATTGTTGAATACAACTGATGTTACTGTCTTGGATCAAAGTAGATCAATAATTAAACAAACATTAAGAAATTTTGGACTTAACATAGGTGACACAGATCCAGTCAAACAAATAAAGACAATCATGCAAAGGTTACAAGCAACCAATGCTGCAGAAATTTTACAAGAATCTGGAAAGACATTATCAGATGCAGATAGAAAATTTGTAAGAGAAATAGTAGGTGATGTAAACTTCTTAGAAGGCGATGAGGCTGTGCTTAGAGCTAAACTTAGTAATTTGTTTAATGTTATTGTTAAAAGAGGAAGAGAAAATATTAAAGATGCTTATGACACTTTAGGTGCATATGGCGTTAATATTGATAGAACAAACATCATAGCACAAGGATCTAAAATGACTCAAGGTGAGGATGGTGTATTTAGATTCAGAGTTGAGGGCACTACATAATGGCAATAATTGATGTTGAAACACCTCAAGGTATTGTTAAAGTTGAAATTGCTGGAGACACTCCTACAGAGCAAGAAACAAATGCTATCCGTGATCAGTTTTTTTCTGCACCAGACAGAACACAACAAACTTTTGAAGATTTATTAGCACAAACAGCTAAACAAACTCCACAAGGGCAAGTAGCACAATCAAACTTTGATACTGAATCTGGCATACAAGATGCTGGTCTAAGATCGGCATTATCTTTAGCAGAAAATAAGGCAGAAGAAGAGGCTATACTTTCCAAACAAGGATTTTCAACAGAAGATTATATAAGAGATAATAGAGGCAGATTAGCATTGACACCAAGTGGTGCGGCTAAAGTTGGTGTCCAAACAGATAAAAATGTTCTTATTGATGAAGAGGGATTTAGTAGGAATGATTTATCTGATTTAGCCGGTATATTGCCAGAGTTAGCAGGTGGTGTTACTGGTGCTATCAAAGGTGCTACAATCGGAACTGGCGTTGCACCGGGGTTTGGAACATTATTAGGTGGTGCAATAGGTGCCTTTGTTGGTGGTGGTGGTGGTTCTCTTGTGGAAGAAGCCATAGAAGGAGTTGCCGGAGTTTCAAAACAAACGGCTGGAGATATAGCACAAGATGCCGCTATTGAAGGTGGTATAGCTGCCGCTGGTGAACTGTTGTTCGGCATACCAATATTAGCTTACCGAGCCGTAGCTCCATCTGGCAGAAAGTTTATACAAGAGGCAAGTAAAGAAGATTTAAGAATTACTGCAAAAGGTATTGAGAAAGGACTTGAACCTACAATAGCACAGATAAAAGGCAGACCTATTGCAGCTAAGTTTCAACAATTACAAGAGAGTGTTCTTGGTGGATCTCCAAGAACACAAAGAATTGCAGAAGCTATGGAAAAAGAAGTTGGAGAACTTAATAAATTTGTATCACAAGCCGCTACAGAGGGTAGTGAAAAGTCTGCCGGTGATTTGTTTTTAGAGTTTGAAAAAAAGTTTGGTAAAGAGTTAGCACAAAAACAAACTAAGGCGTATGGCTCTATAATGAACGCACTAAAAGAATCTGCTGATAATTTAGCAGGTGGATTAGAACGTAATCAATTAATAGATGATAATATATTCAACTTTGTACAACAATCTGCAAAGAAGTTTGAAGATACAATGTCACAACAATGGGCAACAATAAACGAAGTTATCGAAACTGCCATTGGTGATACAAGAATACTGCCAACTTCAACAATAAAAGAAGTAGCAGATTTAGCTGAAAAGAAATTTGCACAAGCAGGAACTGGTGATTTAGCTACGGCAGAAGGTCAACTAGGACTTAAATTAGCCGCAGATTTAAGAGCGTTAGGTGATAAATCATCTTTCACCGACGCATATCAATTAAGAAGAAAGCTTTGGGATTTAAAGAACGCACCTAAAACTGCTCAAGAAGTTGAACAAAAAGCTATAATTGATGGTTCTGTAAATTTAACTCAAGTTTGGGATGATGCAATAAACAAAGTTGATCGTCTGTTAGATAGCTCAAACATTGATTCTTTAACAAAAGAAATTACAGATCAATTAGGTTCTCAAGCGTTTGTTAAAATGCAAAAAGCCTCTGAATTATTACCAAAGGCAAGAAAACAATTTAGAGAGGGAACTGCCTTATACAATGACATATCAAGGACTTTAGGATCAAAAGAACTTGTAGAGCAAATGCGTAGTGGTGGATTTAATATTAACAGACCGGGAGCGTTAACTGGTTTAACACAAAGAGTTATAGGAACTGGAGGTAAACCTACAGGTCTTAATAGATTAAAAAAAGCATTTAAAAATCAACCAGATCAATATACTCAGATAAAAACACAAATGGGTAGAGAGTGGTTACAAGGTGCTTTAAATAAAACTGGTTTTGATTCTATCAAACCTAACAATTTTAAACCAAATGAGTTTATTAAAGCTTTAGATGATTTAGGTGACACTGGTGTAGAATTGTATGGCAGACAAAGATACAATCAATTAAAAACATTTGCTAAACAGTTTGAAGATTTAAAACTAACAAACATAGATTCAGATACAGTAAGCACATTAGTTAAACAAGGTTTAGACGCAGATGGCAATGTTGCAACTGCTCTTAAAAATTCAATAGAAGAATTACAAGAGACATCAAGATTAAGAACAAATAGTGTTTTTGCAAAAATAAGAAACAACAACTTAGATCCGGAAGAAGCGTTAGATTTAGTTATGTCACCAGGTGCAACTCGTGGAGATTTAAAAGCAGTCATGAACTTTTATAAAGACAAGCCTGCTGAATTAAAGACTATTAGAGGTGCATATGTTGAAAATATGCTTGATAACATTGGTGCAGTAACGAATGCAGATGGCATGAAGCAACTTGCAAAAAATATTAGAAGAGCAGACAAAAGCAACAAGTTAGATATTGTATTTCCAAACGCTGGAGATACAAAAGAAATTGCAGGTAACATAAGAGATTTTGGTAAAATATTAGAAAGAATATCAGCTAACATACCAAAAGGTGATTTAGTAGCTGCTGGTATCTTAGCTAATGTATTTAATAATGTTGGAAGAATTGCTAAAATGTTTGTTCTTGGTCAGTTGTTTACAGGTAAAAAGGCTATGAAAGAAATAGTAGAAGCATCAAAAAAGTTAGATGGCATACAAAGTCCAACTGTTGCAGATCAAAGGGCATTTTTGGAATCAGTATCTAATGCGTTTAGACCAGGGCAAGTAATAACACAATCTGTTGAGGAAAATGTAAGTGAAGCATCAGATCAAATACAATCAGTTGCAGAAAACACTGGTATTAATCAAGCAGTACGAAATGTTGGTGCTAACACAACCAATCAATTACAAGGTATTCAAGCAGCGAATCCAAATACAAATGTTGGAAAAATAGATGTTACAAGTCCAGGCACTGGTGCGGCACTTGGGTTATCTCCTATAGATCAAGCCATAGCAGCTAGAAGAGGATCACCATTGACTGTGCCAAAAGAACAATATGGGAGTTTATTTAATCAATGAACATAGATGAGTTAAGAGAAGAAATAGCTTCAGATGAAGGTAAGGTGATGTCCGTGTATCTCGACCACCTAAACCTACCCACGACAGGTATAGGCCACCTTATCAATGAGTGGGATGAAGAATATGGTAAGCCAGTTGGCACACCAGTATCAGAAGAGCGTGTTAATGAGTTGTTTGATAAGGATGTAGAAGTAACAATATCAGAGTGCAAAGAATTATTTGACAACTTTGATGAGCTACCGGAAGAAGTACAAAAAATCTGTGCAAACATGATGTTCAATATGGGTAGACCAAGATTAAGTGGATTCAAGAAATTTCGTGCAGCTATAGCGAACAACGATTGGGAAGAATGTGCAATTCAAATGGAAGACAGTCGTTGGCACAAACAGGTCACTAAAAGAGCGAATCGCCTAATTTCAAGAATGAGAGCGGTCGAGGGTACCTAGTCCTAACGTCTTGACGTTACTATTTAAATCTTGTTTTTCATATTCTATATCAACCATTAGTCCTATTTGCTGACGTATGTTTCTACGTTCTTTATCACATATAATTTTTAATTTATTGTAAGTTGATAGGTCTATTCCTATTGACTTGAACTTTGATGTATCTGCCATTATACTACCTCCATGACTTATAAATACCCAATTATACCCAATAAAACCCGAAGACCAAACAAATATTTTGCAAAAAAAACTTTATTTATGGGTTTTAAATTTGATAGCAAATGGGAAGCAGAGCGTTGGGGTCAATTAAAATCAATGGAAAAAGCCGGTGTAGTAACTCAACTAGAAAGACAAGTTCGTTATGATTTGACTGTAAATGATGTTAAAATTTGTGATTACATAGCAGACTTTAGATATTTATTAGAAGAAGAAAATGGATTGTCTAAATTGATTGTTGAAGATGCAAAAGGTGTTTTAACATCAGAGTTTAAGCTTAAAAAAAAGCTAATGAAAGCCGTGCATAACATAGATATTTATCTTTCTTTTAAAAAAAAATAACAAAAGCTATTGACTTATAGGATATGTATGCCTACTTTATAGGTATCTAGTGTCTATTTATTATTGAGAAAGGATTATTTATGGATTTAGATTTTTTAAATATGCCTTTGCACGATGTTTTTAAGTATCGTGAAGAACTTAAACAACAAATTCAAGTGTTAAAGGACAAGCAAAGCGTTCTTAATGATGATCTTGCAATAAGGTTTGGTAACAGTGCAAGAAACAAATTGAACGAAGATGGTAAAGATTATGGAACTGTTACACTTAATGAGCAGGGATATAAAGTAAAAGTTACCATGCGACAAAAAGTAACTTGGGATCAAGAGGGTCTTGCTACTGCTTTGATGAATATGGATCAAGAAGATGCAAGACATTATGCTAGAATTACTTACGCTATTGATGAGCGTAAATATAACAACGCACCTCCTGGTATTAAGAGTAAACTACAAGACCACAGAACAGTAGAGCTTACTGGTACAACTGTGGATATTACGGAGGATAATAATGGCTCTTAAAATTATATCAGCTGATGAAAGATTAGCAGAAAAAAGAGGTCATAAAATTGTAGTCTGTGGTCAAAGTGGTGTGGGCAAGACAACTCTTGCCCGTACTCTTGATCCTGATACTACTTTATTTATGGATTTAGAGGCTGGCGATGCTGCTATTGAGAGATGGCCAATTGATGTTATTCGTCCACAGACTTGGGAAGAGTGCAGAGATTTTGCTTGTTTTCTTGGTGGGCCTAACCCAGCCTTATCACCGGAACAACCATATAGTGTTGTGGAGTATGAAAAAGTTTCACAGATGTATGGTGATGCGTTTACTATCTTGAAGAAATATGATTCTATTTTTGTTGATAGTATAACAGTTGCCGGTAGACTTTGTTTTCAATATTGCTATGGACACCCTGACAACAAATCAGACAGAACTGGCAAGATTGATACAAGAGCAGTATATGGTATGCAAGGTCGTGAGATGATGGCTTGGCTTACTCACTTACAACACATCAGAGATAAAAATGTTATTTTTGTTGGTATTCTTGATGAAAAGGTAGATGAGTATGGTAGAACTATGTACGAGCTACAAATTGAAGGTTCTAAAACTGGTCGTGAACTTCCCGGTATCGTTGACGAAGTAATAACTATGGCAGTCATGCCTAGTGAAGAACATGGCCCATACAGAGCCTTTGTATGTCAAACACTTAACCAATGGGGTTATCCAGCCAAAGATAGATCTGGTCAACTTGAAGTTGTGGAAGAGCCACATCTTGGTAAGCTTTTGACAAAAATAAGTGGTAGATCAACAGACAAAGGGGACTTAAACTTTGTTGATCCTAATACAATCAAATCTAGCGATAAGGAGACTAAGTAATGATTGATTTTAATGATGTTCCAAATGACTCTAACAAAGAGTTTGAGTTAATTCCTGCAGGCACTGTTGCAAGGGCAATTCTAACGATGAAAAGAGGTGGTGAAGTTATATCAGACTATTCTTCACAACCCATGTTTAAGGTTGGTGCAAGTGGTGCTAAATACCTTGAATGTGAATTTACGATTGTTGGTGGTAAGTACGACAAACGTAAGTTTTGGCAAAATATCATGTGTGATGGTGGTAAGATTAATCCTGAAAGTGGTATGCCTTGGTGTAAAGAAATAGGCATAAGAACTTTTAGAGATATTATCAATAGTGCATTTGGTCTTGATCCAAACGACACATCACCTGAAGCAGCTAGTAGGAGAAAGGTTAATGATCTTACTGCTTTAGATGGTGCAGAGTTTTGTGTAAAGATTGCAATTGAAAAAGGCACTAATGGTTATGCTGATAAGAATAAAATGTTAGTTGCATTAGCTTTAAATAGTAATGAGTACATTGGTTCTTCAAATCAAGCACCAGTGCAACCTCAAGTGCAACAACCAGTGCAACAAGCTCAAACTACGAATCCAACGCCAAATGCCGGTGGTATTCCTCCTTGGGCACAAAATAAGTAATTCTCTAGGTTTCTAGCGGCAGGACTGCTTTCTCGTCTGCTAGAGTCGGTTTGGGTAGCACCGATGCCGCAAAGCTACCCAACATTTTAGGAACACAAACATTATGAAAACATATGAACAAGGTAAAGCAGAATTAGATGCAGAGTTAATTAAACTCAAACAAGCCATTAAAGATGCTAAAAAAAATATTACTTATGACTTTTATTGTCCTCAATGCAAAAAAACTACAAAGAAGATTGTATCATATGCAAAAATAGGAGGAGGCATTAAAGTTTGTAGTGAAAAATGTAGAACAGCTGCATATAGAGAAAGAAAAGAACAAGCCATAAGAAATGAGTATGAGTCTGAAATACAATCATTAAAACAAAAGATTAGAGATTTAAAAAATGATTCTTAGACCATACCAAGAAATAGCAGTAGACGATGCTTCAACTGCATTAGACAAACATAAGAACACAATTGTAGTTGCACCTACTGGTGCAGGCAAAACTATTATGTTGTCTGCGTTGGTTGGCAAGAGATACAAAGTAGGAAACAAAGTTCTTATTCTGCAACACAGAGATGAGTTAGTAAGACAGAATAGAACAAAGTTTTCTAAGGTAAATCCCAACATTACAACTAGCATTGTTGATGGGTCAGAAAAAGATTGGACTGGTAGCACCATCTTTAGCATGGTTCAAACATTATCAAGAGAGAATAATTTAAATAACATAAATCACTTTGATTTAGTTGTGGTTGATGAAAGTCATCACGCAGTAGCAGATACTTATATGCGTATTATTGATAAGGTTAGACAAGCAAACGATTCTGTAGAGATTGTTGGCTTTACTGCAACACCTAATCGTGGCGATAGAAAAGGCTTGAGAAAAGTCTTTACTAACTGCTCACATCAGATTGAGATTAGCACGTTAATCAGAGAGGGTTTTCTTGTGCCACCAAAAACATTTGTTGTTGATGTTGGTGTGCAGAAAGATTTGGAGAATGTCCGTAAGACTGTAACTGACTTTGATATGTCAGAAGTTGAAAAGATTATGAACAAGAGAGCAATCAACGAAAAGATTGTTAATGAATGGCAAGACAAAGCCGGTGAAAGAAAAACAGTAATATTTTGTAGCACAGTTAATCATGCACAAGATGTTTGTGATGAGTTTAGACGTAAAAATATCAGAACAGAAATTGTTACTGGTGATACACCAAGCGAACAGAGAAAACAAATTTTACATGATTTAGAACATGGTGATGTCCAAGTTGTAGTTAATGTTGCAGTATTAACAGAGGGTTTTGACGCACCACCTATTAGTTGCATTGTGCTTACTAGACCATGTTCGTACAAATCTACAATGGTGCAGATGATTGGGCGTGGTCTTAGGACAATTAATCAAGAAGAACACCCTGGTTTAATTAAAAAGGATTGTATTGTTTTAGACTTTGGCACAAGTGTTCTTACTCATGGTTCATTGGATGAAGGCGTGGATCTTGATGGAGCTCAAGCGAACACCTCCGGTGCCACACCACTGAAAGTGTGCCCTGAGTGTCAGTCTGAAATACCATTGTCATCAAGAGAATGTCCTATTTGTGGTCATGAATTTGGCACACAAGACAAAGAAATTCTTGAAGAATTTACTATGACAGAAGTTGACTTGATTGACAGATCACCATTTAGATGGCTTGATTTATTTGAAAACAAAAGATGTATGATGGCAAGTGGATTTAATGGCTTTGGTTTAGTGGCACACTTAGATGACCTATCTGTCGCCATTGTAAAGCGTAACAAAGGGCGTTTAAGAATTGTTAGTGTAGGCACAAAGGAACAAGCTATTGCGTCTGCTGATGACTTTCTAAGAGGCATAGAAGATAGCGATGGTGCAAGAAAAGGTAAAAGATGGCTTAATCAAGGCGTTACAGTGAAACAAAAAAATGCTTTAGCCATGTTAGGTCGTTTTATTAGACCAATGGATTTTAGTTGGAATAAATACAAAGCGGCTTGTTGGTTAAATTATTTGTGGAATAAAAAGGAAATTGATGCAAAAGTTTTAAATTATTACGAAGGAGGTGATAGTGCAGCGAAGTGAAGCTTTGAAAAAAGTAGATTTAATAATAAATGGTCCTCGTGCTAAATCGCATGGCGATGCTACAGAAACACATACGTATATAGCACAAATGTGGAACATATTATTAAGAAAAAAATTAAAGGAGCCGCTTGATATACATGATGTTTACAGAGCAATGATTGGTATCAAGCAAATTAGAAACAGCCAAAATCCAAGAGTTGAAGATAACATGATTGATATTATTGGATATGCGGCATTAGCAATAGAGGCAAAAGATGGCAAGAATGGAAGTTAAATACATTATTCAAGAAGAAAATGAAGTGGGCGTAGAGAATGTTAAAGAGGGGTCATTGTTTATGCCATTTAAAATAAATGGTGATCCGGAAAAATTGGCAGATGAACTAGGTAAAACATTTAAAAGAATTGTAGAAACAAATAAGAATGAAGTTTTGCATATTCATTTTAGAGCGTTTTTTGATGGTACAGAAATATTAAATGGATCATTATATTCAGAACAAGGAGAAGGTAGATGGATAACCCCAATATCGGAGACAATTCATTAAAGAACTTAACTAGACTTTTTGCTAGGTTTGGTTGGGATAAAAAACTTGGTGATTTAACTGAAGAAGAGATAAAAGCCACAGTTACAATAATGCAATTCTCAAAGAAGGTAGAAGAAGATGAACAATACAACAAACAAGAACTCGATAGATTACTTCTTAAATATGTCCACGGGCAAGAAGAGTCAGAACAACGAGTTGATGAATTACCATTTTGAAGAAGTAATTAATAAAACTATTGTAGATAAAAATAAATCTGAACCTAAAAGAAAGTATTTAGGTGGATCTATGTTGGGGGATAAATGTGCAAGAAAGATACAGTATATTTATCAAGGACAACAACCTGATGAGAATAAAGAGTTTAATGCACAAACATTAAGAATATTTCAGTTAGGTCATGAGCTAGAAAATAGTATGGCTGGGTGGATTAGAAACGCAGGATTTGATCTAAGAACTTTAGATAAGAATGGCGAACAGTTTGGTTTCTCAATAGCAGATGACGAGATAAAAGGTCATATTGATGGTGTCATCTGTGGTGGTCCACTTGATGTTAAGTATCCCATGCTTTGGGAATGTAAATCTGCAAACGAAAAAAAGTTTAGAGATTTCAAATTTAAAGGCATAAAGGCAAATCCTACATATGAAGTGCAAGTAGCGTTATATCAAGCCTATATGGAACTAACAGACAATCCTTGTTTGTTCACAGTTATAAATAAAAATACAAGTGAAATATTTTATCAACTTGTGTCTTTTAATCAAGAATTGGCTCAATATGCTAGTGATAGAGCAGTTGACATATTAAGAGCGTCTAAACAAAATGAAATGCTACCAAGAATAGCACAAAATAAAGATGTGTTTGATTGTAGATTTTGTCAGTTCTCTAATACTTGTTGGGAGGAGGGGTGATGGCGATACAGAAGGTAGCAAAGTACCGCCATCATAGGAGATGGTAATGAACATTATTAAATTTGGCAACAGTAAACGCAGTATGGATTCTAAGGAATTAGTTGAATTAATAAGTCAAAAAGTTCCATCACAAGTTCAAATTGATTTATTGAGAGAAACGTATCCACAAGGTGTTATAAGAGGGGATCAATTTACTATAGGTTCGCTTGGTGGTGAAGCAGGCAAGTCTTTAAAAATAGACATAAATCCTAGATCACCATACTTCATGAAAGGACAAGATTTTAATGGTGCAGACGGAGTAGGTGGCATAGTTAAGATATTGATGGAAGGCAGAAATATGAAGTTACCGGAGGTTAAAGAGTTGTTCGCCTCATATCTTGATGAAGGCACGCCACAACCAGTTGAATCAATTAGTTCTATTATTAAACCGGAATCAAAACAAATAAACATTAACACGCCTTATGATAGCGAACATAGATATTTAAACGCTCAAGGTGAGTTACTTTGTTTAGTGCGTAGATACAATGATATAGATGAACACGGAAATCCTATACTAGATTCACATGGCAAACCAAAAAAAGAATTTAGACAGTTTACTGGAG